ACGACCAAGGCAAGAAGCGCAAAATTACAGAGTTCTGGGCAGAGGAAATAGAGTTCTGTGACAGTAAGCCACAAAACAGCGCGGCAGCGAGCGGATACCAGGAAGACGACAGAGATTATTATACGGACGGTTTCACGCCAGTAGAAGATGATGGCGATTTTCCGTTTTAGAGAGGAGGGATAAGGATGGCGATGGACAGTAAGGAGTCAATGGGCATAGCAGGCATGAATTTTGCCTGCTTAAGCACAAGAGTATTAGAAATAGCTATCCAGCGAGGGATAGAGGCAGGAACCAAAGCAGCAATGGATTATTTAATCGAGGAAAAGAAGGCCCAGAGAAAAGGAAGGTACGACCGACGACTGCGCAATACCCGATTATTGCTTAAGAATTACAGAATGCTCAAGCAACATGTCCAGGGCGCCGTGTTCAACGCCAAGCAGGCAAAGGAGAGCGCAATAGACATATTGGACGGTTTGGACGATTACAGCTTCGACGACACCCTGTATATCGAAAGCATAAAGAGGAGCCAACAGAGGACCTTCATCATACTCCAGCACATAGATGAAATGCTGAAGTATTATAGAATAGCCTGCGAGCAATCAGGCAGAGAGGATGAGATGAGATGTTATAGGATCATCGTGAAGACCTACATCGAAGACGAGAAGAAAACAGCCGAGCAAATCGCCGAGGAAGAAAACATAGAAAGAAGAACAGTTTATAAGAATATTAACTCGGCAATAAAACCCCTTTCAGCCCTGATATTTGGCGTTGATAGCCTCAAACTATACTGATAAAAGCACCATGCAAGCATGGGGCACAAACTGGGCACTGTAAAGGCACTTTAACTATAATAAAATGATAGCGTGGAGGAGTGAAATTATGGCAAAGAAAAAGCCGACAAATACCTTCATCGAGATTGACTACTCGACCGAAGCAACCCCAAGAGCAGTAACACCGGATGGAGTTCCGGTTTTCTGTGCTCATGACGACATAATACCGATTGAGAAGGCAATCCCGAACCCAAAGAACCCGAACCAGCACAGCGACAGTCAAATCGAACTGCTGGGGAACATCATCAAAGCAAACGGATGGAGAGCAGCGGTCACCATTTCAAAGAGGAGCGGCTTCATTGTTAAAGGACACGGCCGACGCCTGGCAGCGCTTCATATCAAGAGCGGATACATCCCGGTAGATTACCAGGACTACGCAAGCGAGGCCGAGGAATGGGCGGATCTTATAGCAGACAACCGACTGGCCGAACTCTCAACCCTTGACACAGGAATGCTGGTCGATTTAATCAACGATATGGACACCGGAGAGGTACCAGTGGAGCTGACCGGTTACACAGAGGAAGACCTGGCGGCCATCATAGCAGCTCTTGAAGGAGCAGACGACACGGTGGACGACAAGGCCGACGATGTACCGGAGAGCAAGAACATACCAATGACCAAGGCCGGAGACATCTGGTTCCTTGGAACACATAAGCTGATATGCGGCAGCGCAACCGACAGAGAGGCCATCGAAAAGTTGATGGCCGGAGAAAAGGCTCAAATGGTCAATACGGACCCACCATACGGCGTGAGCTACGAGACCCAGAGCGGCAAGTTCGACATGATCAAGAACGACGACCTCACCGGCGACGACCTGATGGGCGAGCTTTTAATACCGGCATTCAAGAACTATGTAGAGTTCACGGATCCGGACGCAGCTTTTTATATCTGGCACGCCAGCAGCACCAGGCGAGACTTCGAGGACGCCATGACAGCTGCAGGCCTCATAGAGAAGCAGTACATCATCTGGGTAAAGAATGCACCGGTCCTGGGGCACGCAGACTACCAATGGGCGCATGAACCGTGCTTCTATGCGGAGAAGGCAGGCCAGAGCGCTCACTTCTATGGAGACAGAGCTCAAAGGACCACCTGGAAGGTAGTTCTCCGGGATAGTAACCAGATGGCGACAGTCCTCACAGGAGGCGTGGTGTTGACCGACGGAGCAGGAGGTAAGGTATTCCTTAACGACAAGCCACCAAAGGGCAAGAAGATCAGGTATATACGCTTAAGCGAAGGCAAGAGCGTCTGTCTGTACCCGGAAAGCAAAATATCAACCGTCTGGGAGGTAGCCAAGGAAACCGGCACCGAACACCCGACACAAAAGCCGGTAGAGCTCGCAATTAGAGCGATAGACAATAGTAGTAAGCCAGGAGACCTGGTGCTTGACTTCTTCGGAGGCAGCGGCAGCACGCTGATAGGCGCCGAAATGGCTGGCAGGCGATGTAACACAGTGGAACTGGATCCAAGATACTGCGATGTAATCATTAACCGGTATGTACGTTTCACAGGAAATATCGGAGTGACCTGCCTACGAGACGGCAAAGAGCTGACATACATGCAGCTGAAGCAAGAGAACGATAAGCTCAATGGTATCTCGGAGGAGGCATAGATCCTTGAACCAAAGTAACCACACCAAAAATGAAATATTCAGCATATAACGGCAGGTCGCAATAAAGGCCTGCCTTTTAATATTCAGGAGAGGAGGTAGCAACATGGGAAAACGCAAAGAGAGTGTCTATCCATGGGAACGGATCCCAGGGGAAACACCCAGGGAATATCAGAAATTCTGTGCATACCGGGACATGAATACTGCAGATAGGCCGATCCGGACGCGCAGCCTTCCGAAGTTGGCCAAGGAGATAGGTTTTTCTCTGGACCACTTAAAGAAGTTAAGCACCAAGAACGACTGGGTAAGCAGAGCAGCTGCATACGACGCATACCTGGATGAGCTGGCCAGAGAGCAGAACGAGGCAGAGATCATCAAGATGCGAAAGAACCATGCGCTGCTGGCCTCGCAGATGATCACCAAGGCAGCTAAGAGACTGCTAACAATGCCGGAAGAGGAGATCACCGCAGCCGACCTCGTGCGCCTGGTCGATGTCGGAGTGAAAATCGAAAGATTGAGCCGCGGCGAATCCACAGAAAATAGACAGATAAGCGGAGAGGCAAAGGTCGTTCACCAAGGGGAGGTCACCGTCAAGAACCCAGACAACCTGGACCTTTCTCGTTTATCTGATGAGGAGCTAACCGAGCTTGAACAGCTACTGGAAAAGCTACATTCAGAGTCCGATGTTTGATGTTGAAACTCTGCGAGAAGCGATCATGAGAGAAAAAGCAGAGCGCAACCTTTCAGAGTTCATCAAACAAGCGTGGCACGTTATCGAACCAGGCACGCCGTATGTAGAGAACTGGCACATTGATTTAATAAGCGAGTATCTCCAGGCGGTGGATAACAGCGAGATATTGAGGCTTATAATCAACATCCCGCCACGGCACATGAAATCCATCCAGACAACCGTGTGCTACCCAGCCTGGTCATGGATTAAGAAACCGGAAAAACGCTTCATCAAGGTTTCATACAGTGACAGCTTATCCAGGAAGCACAACGTCCTATGCAGGGACATAATCACCAGCCCGTGGTACCAGGGCAACTGGAGCGACAAGTTCACTCTTAAAGACGACGTGAACAGGCAGAACGAGTTCAAGAATAACCACCACGGAATGATGTACTCGACGAGCGTCGGCGGTAGCATAACCGGTGAAGGTGGAGACGTAATCATCGTAGACGACCCACAGAACCCTCTCATGGCCAACAGTGCCACAGAGAGAGAGGCGTCAATAGCTTTCTTCAAGAACACCCTGCAAACCCGTCTGAACGACCCGAAAAAAGGCGCGATTATAATCATCATGCAGAGGCTGCATGAGAACGACCTGACCGGTTACGTTCTGGAAGAGAGCCTCGGATATCATCATTTATGCCTGCCTGCAGAGGCACCAAAAAGAACGATTGTTCACTTCCCTATAAGCGGAAGGGAGATCATCAGAGAAGGGGGCGACCTTTTGAACCCGTCCAGGTTTGACAAAGACGCCCTTGAAGGACTTAAGAAGTCTATGGGAAGTGCTCAATACGCCGGCCAGTTCCAGCAGACACCGGCACCAGCTGAAGGTATTATCTTCAAGAGAGAATGGTTGGGGAACTTCTTCAAGAACGCGCCTCACCAGAACATGCTTATTCAGACCTGGGATATGCCGTTCACCAAGAGTGAAGGCAGCGCCAAATGCGCCGGCTTAATCATGGGGAGAAGCGGATCGGACATTTACATTCATGACCTGGTAAACGACAAAATGACATTCACAGAGAGCGCGGCCGCAGTTCGCACCCTTACCGGCAAATGGCCAAAGGCCAGGGCGAAGGTTATAGAGAATAAGGCCAACGGGCCGGCCATTGTCGACTACCTGAAAAAAGAAATCCCGGGCATGGTAGAGTTTAACCCGAAGGGCAGCAAGGAAGAGCGTGCAATCAGTGTAACGCCTTACTTTGAAGCGGGAAACATCTGGTTCCCGGATCCAGCAACCCACCCATGGGTACACGATCTGATCAATGACCTTTTGATATTCCCGAAAGGAACATACAAGGACACCGTAGACGCCATGGTACAAGGAATATTATATCTCATGGATAAACCGTCAATGACAGGTCCACCAAAGACCAGTGGCCTCACAAAGAGCAGCTACTGGCGAAGATAATAAAAAGCATTATACAAGCACTGTGCAAGCATGGTACAAGAATGATACTAACACTAACCCAGCATGGGAAGAGCACAACAAAGGGAGAAGTGGTCTCAAAATCGATTTTTTATGATTAAACATGACATGAAATCGATGAGATCACCGAAACGTTCAGAGCTCTTCTTTTTTTATACTTTCTATTATTCAAACCCAGTAATAAAGCGGCTTTCCATAATGCACCATACAAGCATGAGACAAGCACCATAAAAGCACCATAAGAGCCCTGCTGGAACCCTATTACTGGTACCCTATTACCTATTACCTTTTACCTATTACCTATTACAGTATAGTGTGCCGGGTAGAAAGGAGGGATAAATTAAAACAGAGAGGAGAGATCCATCATGGACACCAAAGGCTGTCAATTAAGAACACGCTTCATTGAGGAAGCAGAAGAGAAAGGACCTACAGCTCAAATGTTGATAGTAGCTGTCAAGCTGCCAACCGGAGCCGTCGAGCTTATCACAAACACGGCCATGCTGCACACGAAGATAGACTACTACAAGAACGCATACAACGAGGAGTTCAAGCTCAAAGGAAATACCAACGTGCAGATAGTAGGCTTCATGTTTGTGTAGCCAGGATAAGGCGGAAAGGGAGGTGAGAAAGTAAATGGCTAATAATAATTTTAGGGAAATCGGCCGCCTGGGACAGAAGAGATACGGCGGCTTTTTCTATGAGGAGTTCCTGAAGGATCTCCAGGGGAGAAAAGGCGTCGAGGTTTATAGAGAGATGAGCGAGAACGACGATGTGATCGGAGCGATTCTCTATGCCATTGAAATGCTAATCAGACAAGCGTCCTGGACGGTTCAACCAGGAGGACCCACAACCAAGGATGAGGAAGCTACAGAGTTCATCTATCAGTGTATGGACGATATGCAAGATACCTGGACAGACACGATATCGGAAATCCTTTCATTCTTGACATATGGATGGAGCGCACACGAAATCGTGTATAAACGCCGCGCAGGCAAGAGCAAGGATCCACGACTAAACAGTAAATACAGCGACGGACTCATAGGATGGCGCAAGCTGCCAATCAGAGCGCAGGAGACCCTCTGGGAATGGGTATACGATGATGAGGATAATCTCCTCGGAATGACTCAAATGCCACCGCCAAGGTACGAGCTCATCACGATACCAATTGAAAAGCTGATGATCTTCAGGACCAAGAGCAGGAAGGGCAGCCCTGAAGGAAAGAGCATACTCCGTAACGCATACCGCAGCTGGTACTTCAAGCGCAGGATCCAGGAGATAGAGGGAATCGGTATCGAAAGAGACCTGGCCGGTTTTCCGACATTGACAGCTCCGGAAGGAATGAATATCTGGGATGAAGACGACCCGGACATGGTAGCTGTCAGAGTAGCTGCAGACAGAATCGTCCAGAACATAAGACGAGACAGCCTCGAAGGTCTGACGTTACCGTCCGGATGGAAGCTGGAGCTATTAAGCACAGGAGGACGCCGGCAGTTTGATACCAATGCAATCATCGAGCGATACGACACCAGGATAGCAATGACCGTCCTGGCCGATTTCGTTTTATTAGGTCACCAGAAGGTGGGCAGCTTTGCATTATCCAGCGACAAGACGGAACTGTTTGCAATGGCCGTCGGAGCATACTTGGACATCATCTGCGAAACCTTCAACAACAAAGCAATCCCGGCGCTGATTGATTTAAACGCTCAACACTTTGCCGGTATTACTGATTATCCAACGCTGCAGCATGGAGATATCGAGAGCGCAGACATTCAAGCTCTGGCTGCTTACATCAAGGACATGACCGGCGTCGGCATATTAGTACCAGACGACCACCTGGAAGACTATGTGAGAGAAGTGGCCGGCCTGCCAGAAAGACTGGATGATGGAACTGCACCAAGGCAGACGAAACAGCCAAGAGAACAGAACTCCGATGTTAAACCAGGCAAAGAGGCAGACATTGACGACCTGGGAGATTTAGAGGACGATGAGCAAGCTGTAAAAAAGGCCATGGAGAGACTGGGGAGGTATGATTGATGATATGGATCAGGAAATCAAGACACCAACACCCGATACGCAAGGCAAACAAAAAGAGTAAAGCAGCGCAAGAGGTCCTCGATAAACTAAATGAATTCCTGGACGCAATAGAGCCGGAACCGGTTTATTTTCTCGCGCAGCTGTGGAATGATCAGCAGCAGGCCATAACATACAAGGAGCTGCATGAGGCGATCCTCAACGGGTACATTGACGAGAAGACCGTACAGGCATGGCAGAATGATTATGCTAACTTTGTAAACGAACATCTGAAGCCATTATGGATAGAGGCCATGCAGGCGGCAAATGCAGACTTGCTGGCAGCACACCCGCATTATTTCTTTGATCCAATGAGCCAGGGCGTCCTTAAATGGACCAACGAACATGGAGCTCAATGGGTAACCGTAATAGCGGAAGAGCAGAAGGAAGCAATAGCGGCCATGCTGGAACATGCATACAGTGGAGCATTTTCTGTTGACGAACTGGCCAAGACGATCCGGGCAACAATAGGTCTTAATAAGGTCCAGGCCAAGGCTAACCTGAACTATTATCAGCATGTAAAAAACACTCTTCTGGAGAATAACCCGGGAATGAAGGAATCCACAGCCCAGAAAAAGGCACAGGAAGCAGCAGCAAAATACGCGGCCAAGCAACACAGGCAAAGAGCATTCACCATAGCAACAACAGAAATGGCCTTCGCCTATAACAAGGGAGCTGACGAGGGAATGAAGCAGGCCCAGGAGCAGAATCTCATAGGCAAAGTGGTGAAAGTTTGGAGCACGGCGGCCGATGAAAGCGTGTGTTCTATCTGCGGAGCATTGGATGGTGTCGAAGTGGAAATGGACGCTGACTTTGATTTCAAAGGCACTGACCTATACAGCGGCCAGAAGCAAACCCCACCTGCACACCCACGCTGCAGATGTGCGCTGCTTTATGTGGAAAAAGAACCACCGAAATACCAGACGGTACCGGACCAGGACATGATCCAGAACTGGAGTCCTGAAGACCAGATACCGGCGCCGGAGCCTCCAGAGCCAGAAAAGGTGGTAATTCCACCGGCAGAAAAAATGCCACCAGGCATGAAGTACAACGGAAAGCCAAACATAGGAGGAACCGGAGAAATTCATTCATATATCGACGAGAACGGTCAAGAATGGCTATTCAAACCGGCGCAAACCAAAAGTGGAAAGCCGGAAGCCTTCAGGGCACACGTCCAGGAGGCAGGATACAAGGTCCAGGCGATAATAGATCCGGACACGGCGGTACCCGTAGGAACCGGGGAGCTGGGCGGTAAGTTTGGAGCTTTTCAGAAGCGAATAACCACTATCAACGACAAGGTGGACCTTAAGCACTGGCAATACACCAGTGACCAGCTGCCACCAGGAACAGCCGCACAGCTGCAGAGAGAGCATGCAACCGACTGGCTGCTGGGGAACTTTGATAGTCATGGCGGCAACTTTATCATGGACGACGCAGGAAGGCTCATAGGATTAGACAAAGAACAGTCCTTCAGATATATCAAGGAAATAGGCGCCCAGCAGATGAGCTACACATACCACCCGAACGCAACCTACGGAGAGACAGAACCGATTTATAATACATTATTCCGGAGATTTGCAAAGGGAGAAATAGACCTGGATCTGCAGGACACATTGACCTACATCAAGAGAATGGAGGCTATCCCGGACACACAATATCGGGAAATATTCAGGAACTATGCTGAAACCCTTCACGGCAAGGGCAAAGAAGCAGAAGAGCTGCTGGATATAATCGTCGATAGAAAAAACCGGTTAAGAGAAGAATATCGTCAGTTTTATAGCGACCTTCTCACCGAGAGAACCGGAAAGAAACAGACATTCATCTGGGCAGATGAGGCTGTAGAACACATGAAGCAGCCACTGACAGCGATAACGCACAGCCCGGACACTCTGCAAAAGATGAACATGGCAGAACTTAAGCAACTGGCCAAGCAAAAACAGATCCCATACTACAACAACATGAATAAAACCCAGCTGTTAACAGCGATATCGGACCCGGTAAAAGCACCGGAAATGAGTGCCCAGGTAAGAAATAGACTGGCGGCCAACGAAGCAGCAAGGAGAGCTGCAGCAAGAACGCCTGCGCCGCAGAGGGCAAAGGAAATCATGTCCGCAGATGAAGTATTCAAAGACATGTCGGTCATTCCGGAGAAAAGGCTGGGAGTTCCAATCAGGAGCGACAAGGGCAGCGTTGAAGGCCTTAATTTAACGGCCAGGAGGATGCGCTTGTTAGACGACGCAAGCGGCATGGAATACGAGGTATACGAAATAACCGGCAAGCTGACAAGGGAAACCTGGTCCAAGACATGGGATAAGATGAAACCCATAGGAACCATAGGAGAGCTTGAGTTTGAGCTTGCAGACGACGCCAAAAAGCTCTTTGCTTCCAAGGCGGACCTTGGAGCTTCCATCCGCAGCATGAAGGTGACAGACGGAGAAACCACATTCGAACTTTATATCGATGGTCAGACAAGAAGGTATAACGGATGGCGTGGTTTTTTCCGATTGAGAACGCCGGTAACATCCAACGGAGCTGCAGACGCCGCGAACATGAAGAATATGCTGCAGAAGCTGGAGCTTGATGATCTTTTATTGAATCCTGATACCGAAGCAGAGAAAATCCTTAAAAAGAGCCGTCTTATATGGCAAAACGCCCCACACCGTATCCAGGAATTAGATGGTTTGACGCCAGAACAAATACCAGCTAAACTGGATATGATAATAAGGCAAGAAGGGATAGACCCGAAGCGTATAAATAACATGAAGATGATTAAAGTCTTCGACGGCTATTCAACATACGTCGAAGAGGGTATTCTGGAGACTTACAAGAAGGAAGGCTTGACATATGTCTGGACAGGAGTACCGGACGGAGACGATATCGTAAAGATCATTCAAAGCCCAGGCCTGATGTCAAACAACAACCGTTTCAGAGCTGGAATGAGGCGTACAGGAGCAAGCCCTGTGGAAGACTTCAGGACCGGCGGCAGCGATAGCGTATTCACCAGGATAGGCGTCAAGAATAAAAACAACCCAAGGTTTGACGACTGCTACCGAGGGAACAGGTACCGCATTCTCATAGATCCAAAGGTTATGGAGAGAACAGATTGGTACGCATTCGAAGGAGACTCATACGGGAGTTCGGATCCATCAGCCTTGTCTGGTAGACCGTCACCGGTGGAATTCATTAAACGAATGGCTACGAGTTACCGATACGGAAACGAAATCATGTTCAGGAACGGAATAGCGAAGGAAACATTCATTGGAATATCGTGCCAGAGCAACTCCCTACGAGCAGAGCTCCTGGAGAAGTTTAAGAAGGCCAATATTACTGCAGTAAACGGAATACCGATAGAAGATTTTGTAAAGGTGGGATCTACGATATGATGGACCAAAGAGCTGTTTATATTTTCAAACCACCGGGAGGAAGAGATTTCACCGGGATCGCGCTGGATGTTCACATTCACAAAGAGGCCCTCCGGTTCTTTGATACCAATAGAGGACACGAGCTGCCAGGAAAGGTAACCCAGGAGACCGATAATGGTTTTACATTCACATCAACGGGGATAACCCAAGGAGAATGGCAGTTCAAGGTGCTGGGAATTGGAGAGTTTAAGCGCAAATATTACAAGTTGGTCGAAGGCGGACAGACGCTGGCGGCCAAGCTAAAAACCACAGAGGACCTCCACCAATGGTATCGGAGGGAGTTCAAGATTTAAGGCGAGGAAAAGGACCTCGTCTTTTGCTTTGAAAGGAGGTAGATAATATGGCCAAGTTCAGCGACCTGGTGAGCATAAAGAAAGACCAAACAAAGCCGGCCAAACCGGCAAAATCAACTCCAGGAGTGGTGAAAGGTCGCTTTAAGATCCAAAAATCAGACGACGACAAAATGCTGGCCTTTGGATGGGCCAATGTGGCGGTTACAGCCGGCGGCCAACAGATAGAAGACTATCACGAAGACATGATAGACCCTGAAGAGCTGGAACAGGCCGCGTACACATTCGTAGAGCTTTACCGAGAAGGCGGAGAGCAGCACGAGCGCGGAGGAGTAGCTATACTCATTGAGAGCATGGTGTTCACCAAGGAAAAAATGAGCCTCCTAAACATTCCAGAAGGGACTCTACCCGAAGGCTGGTGGATAGGCTTCAAGGTATTAGATCCGGATGTATGGGACAAGGTAAAGGACGGCACCTACCCGATGTTTAGCATTGAGGGAGAGGCCATCCGGGAGGAAGTCACCGAAGAGAAGTAACAGAATATCGGTAAATCAAGAGACGGCGAGAAATCGTCGTTTTTTGTTTTATATAAATTAGCCGGGAAAGGAGGAGAGAAGCAGAAATGGCATCAAAACTGAAAGACCTTAAAATCACCAAAGTAGACTTTGTAGAGGCCGGAGCAAACCCCGAAGCAAATATCCTGCTGTTTAAGAGCAAGGACGGAGCTCCGGGAGCAAAATCCGAACCATCTGCAGCGAAAGGAGGTGAAAAAAGCGATAGCCCCGTCAAGAAGTTTTTCTCTGCGATCGCAAAGGCTCTGGGCATAGCTGAAAACGAGCACATAGGCGAAGCGATCGACGAGATAGCCAAAGGCTATGAAGCTGCCACATTCGGAGAAAAGATGGACGAACAGAAGCGCAGGAGAGTAACAAGTGAAATATGGGACGTTTGCTACGCCTTGGAGGAAAGCCTGTGTTCAATCATCTGTGACGACGATGTGCCGGAAGAGGATAAACCGGAGCTCATGGAACAAAGCCTGAATGAGTTCGCGGAGGCTGTGAAAGAGCTTATCCCAACCTGGGCGCAGGGAAAGACCACAAACAAAATCGCCAAGAATGAGCAGTCCATCACACCCGTAAGGCTTGAAATGGCCAAGGCAGCCAAGGAAAAGCTGGAGGCTATCATAGCCAAAGGGGAAGATCCGGATACAGATCCGGAAGGCACATCCGTGGAGGATGGATGTAAAAAACCAAATCAAAAAAAATCGAAAGGAGACATGGAGGACATGAAAATCGATAAGAGCAAACTGACACCTGAAGAGCTTGCAGCGCTCGAAGTAATCGAGAAGAAAGCCGGCATTCCAGACGAGCCTGCAAATGAACCAAATCCCGTACCTGCTGCAACTGATGTAAACAAGAGTGAAGGACAGGCTGGGGATAACCAAAACACCGGAGAAGAAGAGGACATCTACAAAGGACTTCATCCTGTAGTAAAGGCAGAACTCGAAAGACTTCGCAAGGCAGCAGACCAGGCCGAGGAAAGAGAGCTGGCCGAGGTAGCAAAGAAATATGAGATCATCGGCAAGAAGACCGAAGAGCTTATACCTCTCTTTAAGAGCCTGAAGAAAGCCGGCGGCAATGCCTATGAACAGATGATTGCTGTACTTGACGCCAGCGTAGAAGCTGTAGAAAAGTCCGGGATCTTTACCGAGATAGGCAAAAAAGGCAGCAATGGCGATGTTGACGCATGGACAGCCATTGAAAAGCACGCCGACGAGATCCAAAAGTCCATGCCTAATTTAACGAGAGCTCAAGCGATCGACAAGGCATGTGAAATGCACCCTGAACTCGTGCATGAGTACGAGAATAAAAGATAAGGAGGAGTAAGCATGTTTATTAGCACAGGAATTAATGATACCCCGACCATTGTCGGAAAAGCAGGAATACCATTGGTAAATGCGGCATTTCTCGCTGTGAAATTCGATGAAGCAGGAAACATCGTTCCTGCAGGAGCAGGCGAAAATGCACTCGGCCTGCTTATTGCATCAATACCAGAGCATGTTGATGTAGGAGAGGACGTAACCGTCCAGATTAAGGATATAGGCCTCTGGGTTACCGGGGACGCCGTATCAGCAGGTGCAGAGCTCACACCTGACGCCAATGGTGCAGCTGTAACAGCTGAAGAAGGGAAATATGTTACTGCAATTGCGCTCGAAGCTGCGACAGCTGCAGGCCAGGTAATCAAAGTACAAATAGTTAAGTCAGGCAAAGTGCCGGCTTAAACCAACAAGAAAGGAGATAGCAGACTATGAAAGGAACAAGTATATCCAACCTTCAGGTACAGATAGCAAAAGGCTGGAAGCCAAATAACTACCTGACCAACATGAGCATGGCCTACTTCCAAGAGGAGGGAGACTTTGTAGCACCCGCTATATTCCCAATTTGCCCTGTAGGCCTAAGCTCCAGCTATTACTACACATTCAGCAAGGCTGACCTTGCGAGAGACAACGTGCAGAGGAAACCTGCATTCGGTAAAGTGCAGCCTGCGCTGATGGGACAGACAGACAACACATATAAGTGTGAAGTGGACCAGGTAATCGTGGGCATCGACCAGATCGACGCTTTGAATTACCAAAGAGCAAAGGCTCCAGGCGTAGCAGATCCGAGAAGAGCAAAAGTAAGATTTGTTACAGAGCAGCTGAAGCTCCACCTGGATCTTATATTTGCGCAGAACTTTTTCAATGCTGCAGCATGGCAGAACGTATGGACCGGCGTAGCAGCTAATCCCGGCGCTAACCAGTTCCTGAAATTCAATGATGCCAACTTCGACCCTGTAAACTTCTTTGATGCCAGAATTAAAGAAATTAAGCAAAACGGCCGTAGAAAGCCAAACAGGCTGGCTCTTGGCGTTGACGCATACAACGCATTAAAGAACCACCCTGACATCGTAGAAAGGGTAAAATATACCGGCAGCACTGCCAACCCTGCAATTGTTACACCTCAAGCGTTGGCTGCAATCCTTCAGATAGAGGAAGTAAGGGTTCTCGAAAGCACCTACAACGCAGGCGGCATCGGTCAGGAAGACATGCAGTTTGTATGCGCAACTGACGGCGCACTTCTCTGCTATGCAACTGACAATCCTTCAATTGACGAGCCAAGCGCCGGCTATATCTTTACATGGGATATGCTCGGAAATGGCCAGTACATCGCTCTGGATCAATACGAAGGAGAAAAAGGCACACATGCGGAATTCATCGAAGGCTTAATGGCTACTGACATGAAGAAAACATGTGACGACTTGGCAATCTACTTCGACCAGTGCGTATAAGAGAAGGAGGGGCACAGATGAGCGGTAACAGTTACGGTTACATTTGCAAAAAAGCGTGTGTACTTGGAGGCGTCGCCTATTCCGAAGGCGACGCTATTCCTGCTGAAGCCGTTCTTCCAAGCCGCGAAAAGGTCTTAATCAAACAAGGGCTTATAGTTCCGGCCATAAACGTTGACTCGCTACTGGAGGAAAACAAATTTTTAAGAACACAGGTAGCCGAGCTACAAAATACCGCCGGGCAAGCCACAGAATCGCCCAGAAACGACGAAAAAGAGCAAAGGGGTATTATTATACCTATCACTGCAAAAGGCGGCCTAATTGAGCTGGAAATGAAGCCAGAGGACATAATAAAAGCCGTAGCTACCCTGCAGCTTAATGCAGAGGAGGCTGCCAAAGAAGTGGGCACAATCGACAAAGAGGAAATCCTTATACTGATTGATGCGCTTGACTACAGAAAAACGGTCAAGACAGCAATACTGGAAAGGGTAGCCGAAATGGAGACCGGCGGAGAGGAAGAGCAGGGCAGTACCGAGGAGGATAAAGGTCAGGGTGATGAATAATGGCAGATAGAAGCTACACCTATGACCCAACAAAGATAGCGGAAAAAGGCAAAGACAGGATGCGCTTTGAGCTTGGCGACACCATGGTAGAAGGAGGACCTGAAACAGCAGCGCTTACCGACGAGGAAATCAATGCTGTTTTAGAGATGTACCCGAACAAATGGAAAAAAGCCAAGCTGGCGCTCGTTGAAAGCATATGCCGGCGTTTTTCATATGAGGTAGACACCGACGTCGGCCCTCTTTCCCTGGACTTACAAGCCCGCGTAGAAGTATGGCGAGAGATGTACAAGGAGCTTAAGGCCGAATTAAACTATTCTGTGCCGAGCGCAAATCCGGCCGCGATAAGCGGTACCCCATACTTCTACAAGGGAATGATGGACAATCCATCAACAGGACGGAAGGAAGGTGGGGAGAATGTATCTCAGGCCAGGAAACCTTTATAAGGACTTTACCGTAGAAAAGAAAGGCAGGTCCATAAGCTCACGCGGTAGAGCGAAGAGTGGATACAGCGACGACGGCGAGACATTAAGAGGCGTCCTGGCCGAGGCAAAACCCCAGGAGAAGGAGCGATGGCGGCAGCTCCAACACCCCATAAGTCACACTATAGTCCAAAAAGGAAAACCCAAGGCTGCTCCGGAAGATCGTCTGATCTTTGGAGATAGAATATTCTTCATCCAGGGAGTAGACGAACCGGGCGCCTTGGGACTTTGGACAATTTACTATGTGGAGGAACGCTTCGATGGCCATGAATATCAAGATTAAGCCGGAAATAGACAAAATCGTGGACCAGATAAACCACGAAGCGAAATCCAGAGCATTCAGGGCCGCCAATGAGCTCCGAAATGCAGCGCTTAATGTCCTGCGTGGCCAAAGGTCTGGCCGCGTTTATAAAAGGCCTTTTTCAAGAAGCGCTTACACAGCTTCAGCACCAGGGGAACCGCCAGCAGTACGAAGTGGAAACCTGCGCTTGAGCTGGAAACCAAGGACAGGATCCGAAACAGCAGGCAGCGGCCTAACGGTAAGGCCTGCGATTATCACAGACGTAAAATATGCACCGATCCTTGAAGAGGGGTACGACGGCCAGGTTCAGAAGCAAAAGAAACTGAAGCAAGGCGGCACAAAAACAATAAGCTACCATCTGACCATAAAGCCGCGTCCATTTGAGGAACCGATCATCGAGGCAGCAAAGCCAAAGATTAAACAGATCTACAGCGAGCCATATCTTAAATAAACCAGGGAAGGAGGGAAGCCATGCCGTTAATTACAGACACCATCAATAAAGTGTTTGATAAAGCCAGCGTGCACAAAGGAGATTTAATCAGAGCGAAGCATGTAACATGGGATGAGCCCAGAAATGGGATTGTAACAACGGTGAGCGATAATAAGCTGACCGTTTTATTTTTGCCAGGACTGGGGAACGTCACGAATTACTTCACGATACTTGCATCAGAGGTCGAGACCGGTAAATGGACAGTCCGATGGACCACCGACATGGAGATCATCAATACTGAAGGCACGGCAGGCGAAGAGCAATGACACTGGAAGATTTGATCTATAATCGATTATTAGCCAGCGAGGATCTAACGGACAAGCTGGCCAAGTTCGATAACCTGCCGGCGATTTTCTACCAGGCAGCTCCCGGAGACCAGAACGAAGGCTGGAAAGGCAAAAAGCAGTACCCGCGTATTGATTTTGTTGTAGATATGCAGGCTAACCCGGAAAGGCAGAGTTCCGGCTTAATGACGCTCAATATATGGTGCAACGAAGCAGGAGATCCTCCGGAAGACATAGAGCCAGAAGTTCGCGCCGCATTATGCGACGTATTCATGCAGCCGGCTGAACAGCCTCCGTATTGCCTGGCATGGGTAAGGTCCGACAGCTTCGAATTAAGCGCCAACACGATAAAAGGATCTCATGTAAACGGCATAACTATTCTTTTTGACGTGCTGGCTTTTCCCTGCCAAGAAACCATAGACCCGGATCCAATCATGGCCATGAACGAATTTATCAAGGAGTGGGAACCAGCCGCGGTGCTGATAGGCAGAGACAAGATCTCGGACTATTTCACAGCAGGCAAAGAAGCACCTGCTTTTTATTTCAGGCTTGCAACTTTGGAACTGGCCCAAGAGACAAATACGGTGGCCTGGATGAATGGGAGCATAGCTGGCCATATATTCGCTCCAACTGCGGAAACAAGGCTGCAATGGCTTAAATATCTCGTAGACACGCTGGCAAGCCAGGGAGAAGTTGCAATGCTGGACACATCTCCCATGTTCATACGAAGCATTAAAGCCGACAGTGCGGCAAATTACCTCATAACAGGCCAGCTCCGAATAAATGTGCGGTTTGGTATACTTCGCAGACCGAAATACGCGCATGTACTGGCGAGGACGAATATCCCGCGTGAGAGGCTGGAGGAAGAGGTAAAGGTCAAGGTAGCACCAAAGCCAACCGCAGGATATGCGATCGAATATAAGCTCGCAGGAACAGATTATGAAGAATAGGAGGTTATTCTATGGCTGAAAAACACGAAAATACCAAGAAAACCAGCTCTGTGGAAATGACAATCCAGGAGCCCGAATACACAGCTGAAGAGCTCGCTGCAGCACCTGAAAAGCTATTCGGTAAAAAGGTCATGCCTGAATGCGTAATAGCCGCCTTCCGCGTGGCAGGTGTCGAAAAGGCCACAAAAACAGAGGCGGCCAAGATAGTAAAAAATTTCATGACAAAGGAGGTCAAATAACATGGCAGGAGTTTTCACAATAGGTGAAAAGAAAGCCCGCCCTGGAGTTTATACCAGATACGAAAATGCTGGCGGAGTAGCACCGGCAGGAGCTGTAAACGGTATAGGCGCAGTAGTTATCAGGGCAAACTGGGGACCGCTTAACAAGCTCGTTGATATTGACAGCCCCAGCGCCGCAGCTTCTATCTTTGGAACAGAACTCACCGTGGACGCAATAACAGAAATGTTCAACGGAGGCTGCAGCAAAGTAAAAGCAGTAAGAGCAGGATCAGGCGGAGCGGCCGCAAGCATAACCTTAAAAGACGGTGCTACAACTGACGCAGTAAAAATCACAGCGAAGTACGTCGGCGACCGCCCTTTCAATGTTACCATCAGGGACAGCCTGCTAAACGATGATAAGCGCGAATGTATCATCTATTCAGGAACTACAGAGTTTGAAAAGGTGGAGTTTACAAAGGGAGCGGCCGGAGCCGGAGAGCCTGCAGCTCTTGTGGCAGCATTCGCCAACAGCAAGAACTTTACAGCAGAGAAGCTCGCTGACGGAAACAAGGTACTTGCAACAGTAGCACAATCAGCTATGACAGCAGGAACCAATCCGACAGTAACCAACACAGAATACAGCGCAGCGCTTAATGTTCTGGAAGCAGGCAAATGGAATGTGCTGTGCGTAGACACATCAGACACAGCTGTTCATGCGCTGGTTCAGTCATTCATCCAGAGGATATACCTGGCCGGTGCCACTTCGATGGCCTGCATAGCAGAGACAAAGGATGTGGAGCTCGATACCAGGATGACTCACGCCGCGGCATTTAACGACGAGAAAATGCACTTCGTACTGAACGCGGCATACGACGCCAGTGGCAATCTTTATGACGGATACAAGCTGGCGGCAAGAATCGGCGGTATGATAGCAGCCGTACCTTCTAACACCAGCCTAACTCATACCGTGGTTAATGGATTTGTTTATCTTGCAGAGCCGCTAACAAATAGCCAGATTGAAAAGGCATTAGCCAAAGGATGTATTGTTCTCACGGTCAATGCAAGCGATCAGATCTGGATCGAGAGCGCCATCAACACCCTGGTAACACCAAGCGGCAACCAGGATGAAGGCTGGAAGAAAATCCGCAGGACCAAGACGAGGTTTGAGCTCATTGAAAGGATCGTAGCAACTACCGACCCACTGATCGGCAAGATAAACAACGACAGCGACGGAAGGGCGACCTTCATAGCTGCAGCCCAGGGAGTAGTAAACGCCATGATCGGCGAAAAGAAACTCCTGGAGGGCGGCACCGTTTACGAAGATCCGCTCAATCCACCTGCAGGAGACAGCGCATGGTTTGTAATTGCTGTTGACGACATCGACAGCATAGAAAAGGCATATCTGACTTTCAAATTCAGATTTTCGCCTGAATATTAAGAGAGGAGGATAAGGCATGTTTAATAACAGAGCACCGATTGATACCAGGAAAGTGTTGACCGGGAAGGACGGCGCGCTTTACAACGACGAGGGCGTCATGCTGGCCACCGTTGAGACATTCCAGACCCAGGTCAATGTGACAAATGCTAAATATCAGCCGCTGGGAGACGCACAAGAGCATGAAGTATTCCAGGCATATGGCGTAACCTTAACCTTCACAGAAACAGTAATCGCCGACGAGCGCTTCATTCAGGAGCTGTTCGAAGGAATGAGGACCGGAGTAATGCCGGCTTGGAATTTCCAAGGAGTGGTGAAGGGACGCAACGGCAGCGAACAGCGCATGGTCTACAGACAATGCGTACCAAGCGGCACAATTGATCTGCAAAACCTTTCTGTGGGAGATCTAATCAAGAGAGCCTGGAGCCTCTTTGTTAACGATCCTCCGGAATTGCAGAGCTTGTTAACCGCCTAATACGCAATGGAAGCGTGCAGGCATATAATTAAATACCAAAGGCCGTCCTGCACACCCAGGGCGGCCAATTTTTTAATTTAAGGAGGTTATCACATGGCAAACGATAAAATCGAAAAGGCCAAAATCGAAGAGGTAGATCTTACTGAAGAGGAAAATAAGGGCCAATTAAGGACATACGAGGACGACATCCTCAAAGGATTGCTGGCAGCAGCAAACTACAAAACAGAAGAGGATAACATTCACCCTGTAGAGATCGCAAGAAATGGCGTAGTTCTAATCAAGTTCAACATTCGACCTTTGAGCGAGGAAGAGTACCAGCAATGCAAAGAGAAGTACACCAAATACGTCAGAAACAAGCAGCTCGGAATTAAATTCCCTGAAAACACCGACAGCGTGAGATACAGAAGCGCTTTAATCTACCAGGCAACCGTAGATGAAGACAGAGCAAAAATCTGGGACAACAAGAACGCATGGAAGGCTTTAAATGTACTCAATGGCGTTGATCTCATAGACAAGACTCTTCTTGCAGGAGAAAAGGACGCCATCCTGGAGATCATCGATAAAATCAGTGGCTATACCATGACTGCGGAGGAAACAGCAAAAAACTAATAAAGGCCGGAGGACTGTCCACCCTGCTCCATCACATATTCCAGCGGATGGGCATTCCTCCGGACGAGGTTATGGCCAAACCGCCAGGAGTGAGAGCTTTTATGTTAGCATCTATGCGCGTGCAGCTTGAGGAGGAAAATAACGAAAGAGAGGAGGATTGATGGATGGCAGCTGAAACATTTCGCATTGAGATACCTATCCATGTCGAGGACAAGACGGATCCTGGCGTCTCCCAGGCAACGCGGAAGATAAATGGATTTGATAAGGCCAACCAAAAGACACAGGAACGGCTTAACCAGATGAACCGAACAAAATATCAGGTCGTCCTTGATGCATTGGATCGGGCGTCCAGTGTTGTCGGAAAAGTTACATCAAAAGCACGCAGCATAGCGGGTAAGACGTTCAGTTTTACGATGAAAGTAATCGACATGGCCACGGCGCCATTAAGAGGCCTATGGAACTTCGCAACGTCCATACAGGGCGCCATACTTGGCGCAACCGGTGCATTTGCCGGTATTTATAAGCCAATGCAAATCGCCGGCGACTTCGAACAGACACAGATCGCATTTGAAACCATGTTAAAAAGCGCCGAGAAGGCAGAAAAATTCTTGAAGGAAGCGTCAGAGTTCGCAAACAAAACACCGTTCGAATTTCCGGAACTGATCAACAGCAGTAAACTGCTAATGGCCTTCGGATTTGAAGCTGACAAGGTGCTCGACATGCTAACGGTAATAGGCGACACGGCCAGCGGTCTGGGAGCAGGTTCTGAAGGAATAGACAGGATCACAAGGGCCCTCGGACAAATGCAAGCCAAAGGTCGAGCACAGGCAGAGGAACTCTTGCAGCTCCAGGAGCTCGGCGTACCGGCTAACCAGATACTACAAGAAGAGCTCGGCCTCACCGGCGAACAGGTAGCGAACATCGGTAAAGAAGGAATAGAAGCATCCAAGGTTATAGAAGCCATGCTGCGAGGAATGGAAAAGCGCTTCGGTGGAATGATGGCCAACCAATCCAAAACAGCCAAGGGTATGATATCAACCCTTAAGGACACTCTCGAAAACTCACTTTTGAGACCATGGGGGCAAGGCCTGTGGGAAGGTGTAAAGCCAGGACTTGAAAAACTCACAACATGGATAGACGATAACCAGGACATTATAGCCGAATGGGGAGAGGCCTGGAAGAAAGCTGGAGCAAATATCTCCAAGTGGGTAATGACAAGAGTGGACGACTTAAGAAACAGTATACAGCGCATGGTCAACTCCCAGGAATGGAAAGACGCTAAAAACTTCGGAGAAAAGCTGAAGATAGCATGGGATCAGATAATAGCGCAGCCGTTCAACGAATGGTGGAATTCAACCGGTAAGGCTTGGCTTGCAGACAAGGCCAGCAAAATCGGTGAAGGAATAGGAACTGCGCTCTCGGCTGGACTACTGGCCATACTTGGAATAGACGCCAAAGGCGCCGTTGAGGACGGAACCAGCATAGGCGCTTCCTTTGCTGAAGGCTTCAGCAAAGGATTTGACGGAAAGAAGGTAGGAGAGGCGATCCTGAACGCCATCAAAGGCGTAT